TTTAGCATGGGTCTGTGGTCTTAGCTCTAAGAAGGCTAGCTCTTAGCTTCATTGTAATAAGCAGAGAAGGCTTCCTGTGGTAGGTCTACTATGAAGTCATCAGCCTCTACGAAAGTATCAGGCATTAAGTAGGCTACGCCTTGGAACTTACTACCTACTAATGTGCTGTCAACCTCATTGTCGTACGAATCAAACACTAATGTATCATCATCGAAGGACGTGTAGTAGTCTGGTGCTTTGTTATTCTGAATCAATAACTGTACACCTGAAGGGTCAAGCACCACCTCTACTTTATCTGTGTCAGTGTTAAGGGCATTCTGTCTACGTAGAAACTCATCGTTCTCCTGCCACGTGACAGGTTGGTAGTCCAGTCTAGTAGTCTCTAGCTTCTGCTTGTTGTAGTTGAGCAGCACCAGCTCTTTGACTTCCTCTGCTATCTTCATATGAGTAGGTAGGTCAGCATCAATGTATGGCACTAGGTTGATAGCCTTCTTAAGGTGAGGCCAGTTCCTGTTGGTTATTAAATCCCTGTACACTGTACGTAGGATGGTAACAATCTGTTCAGACTCAAAGGTATCGTTTATAGAACCAATGTCATCCCCATCCATAGATGAGGAAATGTCTTGTACTAGTTTGAGTAGTTCACTCTTCATTAGTCATCTCCTCTAGACGTAACCTCAATGAAGAAGCCATCTATTACAACTTCGTCTGCTGTGCCTGTGTCAGACTGGATAAGAATCTCTGCTGGGTTATCCTTTATGTTATCATCTCCAAGGAATATAGGAAGAGTTGCTGATACTATTGTGACACCTGCTGATTTAATAGCAGCGAATGCAACATCAATATCAAACTCTGATGCACCTAGCCCGAACCTTATGGCTAACTTTATGTCGTGGTTAGCACCTGCTGTGGTAACAGCTAGTGACATACGTATACGAACAATATCACCTACCTCTAAACTAGTGAAATCTAATTGATTGGTAACCGTGTTCCATAGTGCAGTAGCTTCTGGTAACTTGAAGGTAGTGTTAGTTTTTACACCAAGACCATCGTTCGTCATCTTGACAAATGTATCTTGAGGTGTTAGAATGATTGGACTTCCTGCTGTCTCTGTGTCCTCGTAGTTCTCCCAACCCATCCTTGTAGGTTTCTTCCAAGACCCACTACCAACACCGTCAGAGACAAACACATCATATATGCTAGCATCCTCTACGCCAGATGGGGCATTCTCTTTCCAATCGGTACCACCTTCTCCGTCTGCTATTAGGTGTGTACCAACCAGTGCAGTTGATGCACCCTTAGGTTCATGTCTCTCAGCATCGGTTATGTTCTTATGTTCTATAGCCACTGCTATCTCCTCATACAAAAAAGGCGGCACAAAGGCCGCCTATAAATTGCTTTAAATTTTATTGTTATAGGTAAGTATATTCTATAACCAGTTTAGCTTTACCAGCAGAGATAGTTGTTACACCACCTGCACTGAAGGCTAATCCAACTAGGTCGGAACCGTCAGTGAGTCCATCGACAGCCCACGTACCCGATAGGGCAGAGGTGAGGTCAGTGTACCCTTCCGATTCCAAGATAGCTTCTGTAATAGAAACACCGTTGGTTGCTTCAGCACCAGCCTCACCAAACTCCACAACTGATGCGGCAGTAAGGTCGAAGACCTCTTCAACAAAGACGTAAGCCTTCGTTACTGTTGCACCGTCAGGCATGTGCTGAGGTGGTGTGATAAAGTCGTCTAGCGCTTCACCAGTGAGGTCTACGACCATCTGATGATTAGCGCCTTCGGTCTTTACAATACCTGTAGCTCGTCCCGTTGAGTATGCACCGTACTGGGTAGATACACCACGTAACTCTGATTTTTCTTTAGACATTAGTGTGTCTCCTAGTAGTTAATTGCTGAAGTGATTAAGATACCAAGTGTATCTTCACGTTGAGGTCCAAGACCATAACGACTACGTACTACGAATTCGTCTCTGTCTAAGTCCTTGTTACGCTCACCCTCGACCTTGGGCATTCTTCGGAATGCAGCCATGATAGGCTTAGTGTTATCATCTAAGATGTTCATGAACACGTTGGCTACGCCATCTGTGATAGTAGTTGTACCATCACTGAAGTCGCCCTTGTCTAAACGGTTTGAAGTAATGATGTTCCAACCATATAGATTCATGAGGAACTGGTGGTCACGGTCAAAGCCTTGCTCTAGAATCTTCTCACCGAACGGTGTAACGTCATGAGTGATAGATACTAGCTGGTCTAATGTAGCACCAACCAAGGGGTCAACTGCACATACTCGACCGCCGTAAGGGACTTGTGCTTTATCGAAAGCAATCTTCATATCAATGAAGTACTTAAGAATAGCAACTTCGTCTGTAGCTGTTGAGGCGATACGATGAGCAAACTTATTAACTAAGTTGTCATCACCATCTACCTGTGAGTCATTACACACCTTGAAGAAGTTTGTTTCAAACTCTTCTTGGAATGCACGAGTTGATTCCTGTGAGCGAGCAGCCATGAGCTGGTCAATTTGGGCACCGTCTTCACGAAGCGTATCAGATACAGACCAACCGTCACCCTTGAAGTTCTGGATTTGCAATTGCACATTGCCAGTTTCAATTGGGTTGTAAACGATAGGTGTATCTTCACTGATGTCTTGAAGAGTGGTAGTACCGATGGTCTTAATGTTTAAAGTTTCACCAGACCCGAAGTCTGATACATCACGATACCATGAAGCAGGCATGAGACCATCATGCATGTTCGTTAAGATGAACGAACTATATTGTTCAGCTTCGATAAAGGCTCGTGTGTTAGTGGTAAGTTGAGTCATTATATTATCCTGTTATTCCATGTTTCAGGTACACAGCATCCCTATGCCTTCGCATCTCTTCTTTTAACTCTGTTGATGTAGCACCTGCCATAATAGATTTAGCTGCAGGGGCAAGTCTCCCTGTGGGAGCAGTCACTTCAGAGACGAAGCCTTCGGAATTGATTGTACCAATACTTGGTTTGACGTTAGAGCTTTCCATTACACCAAACAACTGAAGAGCTGCTTTGGGTGATGTGGAAGCTAATGTATTTATTTCTTCTTTGGACATTCCTAACTCAGCAGCTTTCTCATAGAATATTTCACCAGCCTTCTCTCCGTACTTAGTACGCAATGAAGATGTGACTTCGCTGAGGTTAGCTGTCTGTTTAGTTTGTGTCTCACGTTGACTTAGTGCTTGGTGAACCAAGTCAGCTACTGCCCCTTCGTCAATGACTGGTGTGGTGACTGGTAAGTCAACCACTGTGTCTTGCTTTTGAGCGAACCTATCTAAAGCTTCTAGTGCTGCGTCTTTTTTACCTAGCTCGGCTTGAGCTTCTTCTAATTTCTTACGCAATGCATCGTTGTCAGCTTCTATCTTAGGGATGTGTGTCTGAGCATTACCCAAACTAATTAACGCATCCTTTACAGAACCATACTTAGGTTCACCAGCATCATTTGTAATCATACGTAGAAGGTCATCTGACGCATCAATAACAGGAACTGGATTTGGTGCTACTGGAGTGGCTGGGTCAGCTACAGGCGTAACGATATTCTTTTCTTTATCAAATATATCTTGGTCAGACATATCTTCTCCTTTCAATACACTAATATATATCTATATTAATCTATTATATAATGTTGTTAGTTAATTTAGAGAGACAAAGTCTCTATGTCTAGTAGTTACTTACTTACTATATACTAAGTATTACCATGATTTAGGGGTACCTTGCAGTAAATAAATTAAAATAAATTTAATAACTTAGTGAATCAAACTCAAAATCTCAGACATAGCTCTCTTATATCCCTGAGTATCTGCTTGTTTGTATGCCCAATTAGGACAATCGTATCCTCCAACAGCGAAGCTAGTCTTCTCTATCTCCCTTACCTTCGTCTCTACAATCGTAGTCAATAACTTTCGTAGATTAGCTGATTGCTTGAACAAGGAGAGGCGTTCAGCCTTCTCCTCCTCGTCAGCACATCCCTTAGTCCATACTGTTTTCATCTA